CAAAAAATAGATATAAAAAAATGTTCGTTGGTGTATTCTACCAACGTTTTATTTTGGGCTTATGGGTACTTGCAGAGGGAGTTATTTATCATAATTTTAATCGAGAAAGACATTGCATAGATAAAGAGGATATACCAAGCAATTTTGATTATTATTATGTAACATCAGATTATGGTATTACTAATCCACAAGTTTTCCTACTTTGTGGAGTAAAATTCATAAAAAATAAACCTCATGTATGGATATTAAAAGAATACTATAATAAAGGAGTAAATGGGAAAAAGAAAAAGCAGAAATTAAAGACAGATACAATATTTCTAAAAGATTATATTGATTTTATAGGAAAATTAGACATTAAAAAAACAATTATAGACCCTAGTGCTGTTTCTCTTATAAACTTATTCAAACAACATAATATAAAAGTTAAAGAGGCAGACAATAGCGTAATAGACGGTATCAATATGGTACTGTCTTTTTTAGAGCAAAACAGGATTCATATAGTGGAGGAAAATTGCCCAGAACTGCTTAGAGAATTTGCAAGTTATATTTGGGATGTTAAAGCACAGGAAAAAGGCGAAGATAAACCAATAAAACAAAATGACCATGCACTTGATGCACTAAGATATTTATTACAAACATTATTCCCAATTAAGAAAAAAGGTGTTTACTTCTATAAGAGAGGAGCTAATTAGAATGATTACAGAATTAGAAAGAATAGATTATGAATTAAAGAAAAATGCAACTAATGGAATAAAGTTATCAGATTTTATCTACAGAGAGAAAAAAGAATTTGAAGCCTCTACAAGATACAAAGAAATGAAAATAGGAGATAGATACTTTGCAAATGATACAGATATACAAAAAAAGCAAAGAAAATATATTGAATTAGATGGAACAGAAAAAATTGCAAAACATGCAAAGAATTTCAAACTAGAACATTCAATAATTTATAAATTAGTAATGCAAAAAGCTAGTTTCTTATTAAAACAAGAACCAACAATACAACAAAGAGATGAAGAACATAAAAATGTAACATATTCAAAAGAAATAGGAAAAATATTTAATAAGAAGATGCATAAAAGATTAAAAAGAACAGTAATAGAGGCAGTAAATAAAGGTTTGAATTGGTGGTATGTATACATAGATGAGCAAGGAGAATTAAAAGTACGACTAAAATATGCCACAAAAATAATACCTTTATGGGCTGATGACGAACATGAAATACTAGATGCAATTATTATGGTATATAAACTACAACAATATACAGATACAGGAAAAGAAGATGTAATAAAATTAGAATATTGTAACCTAGAAGGTGTAAGATATTATGTTTTAGATGGAGACCATTTAATAGAAGATGTTGAAGAAGCAGAAAAACATAAAAAAGCATTTTTAAAATATGATGAAGAAGGAACATCAATATTCGGACATTTTATATTAAATGGTGTAGCAATGGTATGGAAAAAAATACCTTACGTTTATTGGAAATATAATTGTAATGAATTGTCATTGATACATTATTTAAAAAGTTTAGTAGACTGTTACAATGAATTAACAAGTAGGAAAGCAGATAACATTTATGAGGCACCAGATGGAGTAAATGTTGTAAAAAATTATAACGATGATGAAGAGAAATTTCAAAATAAATTACAAACTATAAATACAATATTTATTGATACGGATGGAGATTATAAAAGGGAAACAATACAGACGGATATAGAAGCTTTTAGAGTATTTATAGAACAATTAAGAAAAGATATTTATGAGGCAGGCTTTGGAGTTGATACACAAAGTGATAAATTTGGAAATCAAAAAAGTGGAATAGCAATTCAAGAGTTATATGCTGATTTAGATTTAGACTGTAGTAATATTGAAATAGAATTCCAAGCTAGTTTAGAGTATTTTAAATTCTTTATAGATAATTGGTTATTTATGAAAACAGGAAAAGATTATTCAAATATAGAATTAGATTTTTCTTTTAATAAAACAATGACAGTAAATGAGCAAGAACTAATTGAAAATTGTAAAAATTCTGTAGGCATTGTTAGCAATAGAACTATAAGGGCAAAGCATCCTTTTGTTACTGATTTAGACAAAGAAGAAAAACAAATAAAAAAAGAGGAAAAAGAAGATAACGAATACTTACAAGCATTTGAAAATATACAAGATACAGATGATGAAGGAATAAAAGATGATGAACAATAGTGAATATTGGGAAAAAAGAGCTTTATTAATAGAAAATGAAAATTATAGAAATACAATGTATCATGTAGAAAAAATGAAAGAGCAATACGAAATTGCGAAACAAAATATACAAAAGGAAATTGACAAATTTTATAAAGATTTTGCTATTAATAATCAAGTGAAATTATCAGAGGCAAAAAGAATTTTAAACAATAATGAGCTAAAAGAATTTAAAACAACATTAAAACAATACAAAAGAATGATAGAAAATGATGTTGAAGGCAAGCTAAGAGAAAAAATAATTAATATTAGTATAAAACAAAGAATAACACGAATGCAGTCATTACAGGAAAAAATAAATATTGTTTTAGAACAATTACAAAACAATAATAATATAGAAATTAATAACACTTTTTTTGAAACACTAGAAAATACGTATTATAAAAATGTATATGAAGTAGAAAATAACAAAAATATACATACAGATTTTACATTAATAAATCAAAAAACAGTTGATAACATTCTTACATATAATTGGTCTGGGGTAATATATTCTGAAAGACTATGGAGAAATCAAATAGAACTAAGACAAAAATTAAAAGAGAGTTTAAATAAGAATTTCATACAAGGAAATAGTATAGGAGAATTAGCAGCAGAAATAAGTAAGGCTATAGATACAGACTATAAAAACTGTGTTAGATTAATCAGAACAGAAGTAAATTATATTAATAATAAAGCTAGTATTCAAGCATATAAAGAAAAGGGAATAAAACAATATATATTTGTTGCTGTTTTAGATTTAAGAACTTCAAAAATATGTTCTGAAAAAGATGGTGAAATAATAAATATAGATGACTTAGTTGTTGGAGTTAATTGCCCACCACTGCATCCAAATTGTCGTAGTACAGTAATACCATATATAGAAGGACTTGAAAGAAATAGAGTAGCAAGAAATGCCAAAACAGGAGAAACAGAAGAAATTGGTAACATGAATTATAAACAATGGTATGAAAAGTATGTTGAAAACAAATATAATAGAGGTGAAATACAAACATTAAGAAAAAAGTTTTTAAATTATTCATCAGACAAAGAACAATATGCTAGATATAAAGAAGTGTTAAAATCATATATAGAACCAGTAAAATTTGATAAATTTCAAGAAATAAAGTATAATAATAAAGAACAATGGGAAGGTATAAAGAGCGAATACAGATTAAAAAATTATTATAATAAAGCTATATTAAGAGGCGACTTATCTGCGTTAACTGATTTTGATACATATAAAGAAATAAATAATAGTATAAGACAAAATTTAGTTGGATTAACAACTAGAAATGGAATTACAGTGAGTTCATATTCTAAACATTTTGTAGATAGAGTATGTGGAAGTATAGAGCAAAAAAGAAATGGAGTATCAGTAGAAGACATAAAGGACACAATATTAAATTCAAGTGAATTTAAAGAACTAGAAAGAAGTATTGTAATAACTGGTAAAAATAATAAAGTTACAATAAATCAGAAAACTGGAAACTTAATACAAACAAACCCATATATAAGAAAGGTGAAAAAATGAATTTATCAGATGAACAAATAAAAATATTAAATAAATACAATATAGATTATAAAAAATGTGAAGATATATCAGACTTATTAGATATATTAAATGATAAAATGATTTTATATGTAGATGATAAAGACGAACCAACAGAGGAGTTTTTAAAACTACAAAAAGTATATGATTCTATATATGAAACAAATAAAAACAAATAGTTTTAAAATACATTATAGTAAAAGAGGAACGCATATAGTTCCATATAGGAAAGGTGGAAAACAAAATGAAGGGTAAGAACTTAGAAAATTTATTGAATAAAAAAGTCAAAGTTACTACGTTTGAGCAAGAAGAATTTATCGGCAAAGTGGAAGGTTATGTACTAGCACAAGATAATGAGCCAGAAGTTGAAGAAATAGATATTTTGAATGAAAAAGACAATAAAAATTATTCATTTTTTGAAAATGAAATAAAAGAATTGGAAATCATCAATTAATATGATTCAATAATATAGTTTTTAATATTAGGCATCTTAAAATGATGTCTTTTTTATTATAAAGGATTTGGTCAAGTAGTAGACCTGAATAATTGCTACTATAATAATGAAATAATAATAAGATATAGGGAGTTTGGCAACTTCCTTAACAAGCCTAGTATCATGTTATTATAATGAATTGTTATAAAATGAAAGGAGCATTTATGAAGACAGAAGACTTAAAAGAACAAGGATTATCTGATGAACAGATAAATTTTGTAATGGGCGAAAATAGAAAAGACTTAAAAACATTACAAGATGAGAATGCAAAGTTAAAGGAGGATAAGACACAATTAGAAACAGATAAACAGGCATTAGAGACAGAAAAATCAGATAAAGACAAAATTATCAAGGAATTACAAGAAGGAACAATTACAAAAGAGCAATATAACCAAAAAGTACAAGAACTTGAGGCTGATATTGAAAAAACAAAAGACGATAGTATCAAGAAAAATATTATAGACAAATACTATAAAGATTTCAAAATTGTAGATACAGAAGAGAATAAACTTGCAATTTCTGCTATTCTAAAATTAGATGAATTATCACTAAATAAAGAAAAAACAGATGTTACAGGTTTAAAAGAAGGATTTGAAGGGTTACAAAAGAGTAATCCTCATTTTTTTGGCAATAAATTAAATGGGTTTGAGCCAGGGGACAAAGGAGATAATCATGAAGGAACTGAAACAAATGATGCTAGTAATATTGCTAAAGAAAGAAACAAATTAAGTTCTGAAATAACAGAAAGTAAATTTTTTAATTAATAGGAGGTAAAAATTATGTTTGTAACAGGAAAAAAGGTGGAGCAACCACAATTCTTAAAATCAGCAAAATTTCAAAATTTCACAAAACAAATTGATGATACAGGAGTAGAGATAAATGATGAAGGCAAAAAAATTGTACCAGCGGGAACAGTTTACAAGGAAAATGAAAAAGCAATAGGCTTAACTTTCCATGATGCAGATGTTACTTATGGACCACAACCAGTTGCTGTAATGGTAGAAGGATATGTAACAGAAGACAGACTACCAGCAGTTGTAACAGAGGCAGACAAAGAAGCAATGCCAGGAATTAAATTTATGTAAAAATAAAAAATATAAAAGAAAAGGAGTAAAAAGAATATGGATGAAATTTTAGAAATATTTGACCAAAAAGGAGTTATTAATTATTTAAAAGATAGAGTATATCCAACATACATGGGAACAGAATTATTCCCAGAAGAAAAAAGAGATGAGTTAAAATTTGATGAATTATCAGAAGGAAGTAATATACCAGTTATTGCAAGTGTACATGCTTTTGATGCAGAGACTGAAATTGGTACAAGAGAGGCACAAGAAAGAAGTATGGAACTTGCATTAATTAAAAGAAAAATGCAACTTAAAGAAGAGGAAATCATAAAATTATTACACCCAAGAACAAACGTAGAGAAAAAGCAATTAATCAATAGAGTATATGGAGATGTAGACAACTTAGTAATGAGTATTATTGCAAGAATCGAATTAATGAGAATGGAAATTGTATCTAAAGGAACAGTAACATTAGCTGAAAATGATTTAACAGCTGTTTTAGATTATGGTATTCCAGATGAACATAAAGTAGTAAATGTTGATTGGAATAAAGCAGATAGCGACCCAATTTCTGATATTATGACATGGTTTAATAAATTAGGAACAAAACCAACAAGAACGATTACTTCAAATACTGTTTTAGCAAAATTAACAAGACACCCAAATATAGTAGCAACATTATATGGAAATGGAGCAAAAAGAATAGCAACAGCAGGAGAATTAAACAATTATTTAGAAAGTTTAGGATTACCAAAAATTTATACTAATGACGATACATATAGAAAACAATTAAAAAATGGAAAATATGAAACAAAAAGATTTTTCCCAGAAGATAGTTTTTCAATGATACCAGGAGAAACTTTAGGAAAAACTATTTATGGACCAACACCAGAAGAAGTAAGAATTTCTACAAGACCAGATATTGATATTGAGGCTGTAGGTAAAATTCTTGCTATGATGTATGAGGAAAGTACAGATCCAGTATCTACATGGATAAAAGCAGTTGCAACATCATTACCAAGTTTAGGGTGTGCAGATAAGATATTCCAAGCACAAATAAAATTAGCATAGGAAAAGGGGAGCAATCCCCTTTAAAATAAATTTTAGGAGGTTTATATATGTTAGAAGTAAAGGTTAAAGGTGTAGGAATAAAACTACAAGGACAATGGAAATTTAAAGGAGAAACAGCAACAATAACACAAGAAGAGTACAGAGAAAACGAAAAATATTTAGAAGTAATAAATGGAAAGATAGAAAAAACACAAATAAATACTAAACCAGAAAATCCAGAAGGAGAAGATATAGAGGATAAAGAACTAGAAACATTAAGAGAGAAAGCAAAAGAATTAGGAATAAGAGGAGCACATAACATGAGAAAAGAAAATCTTATTGCAAAAATTGAAGAAGTTGAAAAAGTAGATAATCTAGAAGATGAAGAAACAAGAGAAGAAATTAATGGGGAAGAACAACCACAAGAATAAAAGAAAGGTTGTGTAATTTATGGATATTTTAGATAAAATAAAAAGTCAGTCAAGAATTGATGTAAATGAAGTTATAGAAATATTGAAAAGAGAACTAAAAGTAACAGATTATACAATAGAAAAATTGAACTATTCATTATATGCTACATTACAGATTATTTTAAATAAAACTAATAGAATTTATATAATAGAAGATATGTTTACTCTTTGGGTAGATATGACAAAAGATTATTGGGTTTTAAATAGATATGATAAAATAGGTAGTTCTATAAAAAATGAAGAACAAGAAAAAACAGATAAACAGGCTGATGAAGGATTAAAAGTAAAAAGAATTGAAAGAGGAGATACAAATATCGAATTTAGAGATTCAAATAATGAAACTACTATAAATGGAATTACATATAAAACAGGTACAATAGAATATGATGAGGATTTACTACTTAATAAATACCTAAAAAGATTATATAAATTTAGACTATTAGGAAATAAAAGAAGGTGGTAAAATGTTTAATATTAATAAATTAGTTGATATTGAAAGAAAAGCATTGGAATCTACCTATTGTGATAATGTAACAGTTACTAGAAATAAAAGTATAACAGAAGGCAATATAACAAAAAATAAAAGAGTAGAAATTTTAAAAGATGAGCCATGTGCTTTATCAATAAACAATAATATTTCTCCAAAAGTAGAAAATACTAATGGAACAACAGAAATAGAAGGAATTTATGTGTTATTTATTTCAAAAAAGCTAAATAAAGGCGATAAATTATATATAACAAGAAAAGATGGAGAAAATATGGTTGCAGTAGCTGGAAAACCTTCATTCCATACTACACATTATGAAATTTCTCTATTGATACAAGAAAGGGCATAATATGGCAGGAAGTAATGAAAGAAGAAATAAAGCAACAATGGATAAATTTATTAAAGAATTAAAGGCAATACCAAGAGAATTTGATAGAGTAGTACCCAAAATACTAGACGAAACTGTTTTGGTAGCTGAAACTTATGCAAAAGACTTGACACCAGCAGTTACAGGAGATGCAAAAGCAAAGTGGCAGGTAGCAAAATCATACAAAGTAGCAAACGGATTTAAAGCTAGATTATACAATAATTCGGCATATATAGGTTATATAAATAATGGTCATAGAATGGAATCACACTTTGTACCAGGAGAATGGGTTGGAAATAAATTTGAATATAATCCATTTTCAAAAGAAGGTGTTTTAATGGGAAATAAAACTAAGTATGTTAAAGGAAAGTTTATGCTTGAAAAAGCAAGTGGTAGAGCTGAAAAGTTTTTAGTAAATAAAGCTAATAAAGAAATTGAAGAAATTAAAAAGAGGTATGAAAAATGAAAGAAATTACAATGGAAGATATAATAGAAGCTATTGCACAGGAATTAAAAATATTATTTCCAAAGGTAAAGGTATATGATGAAGGACTAGAGCAAGGTTATGAAGAGCCTTGTTTTTTTATCGATTTCATAAAAGAAAATACAAAAAAAATGATAGGCAATAGATATGATAATAATACGAAATTTAGGATTGTTTATTTTCAAGATTGTCATGAAGAAGACGCAAGATACGAAGCATATAAAGTACGAGATGTATTGAATGAAGGATTTAATATTATTACATATAAAGATCTAAAATTTAGGGTAAAAGACAAAGAAATTGAAATGCAAAATAAAGATGTGATATTTACTTTTGAAATTCAATTTTTTACAAAAAAAATAATTGAAGAAATACCAATGATTAATAGTATTGAAAAAATAATAGAAAAGGAGAAAGAAAATGCCTAAACAATTAAAAGAAAAAGTTAATAGAAAATTTATTAAAGAGCAAGTACAACAAATGAATTTAAAGCCTATTGAAAAAGATGTTTTGATTAGTAAATGGGGAGATTCACTTTTTAAAACAGAAAGTGAAATAAAGCAAATATTAGGAAGGGAGAGTTTATAATATGGCAGGAGGTATATTTGATAAGCAAAACAAAATTAGACCAGGAGTATATCAAAATATTAGAACTAATAAATTAAGAACTACTGAGAGTAATATAAATGGTATAGTTGCTATTGCATTAGAACTAGATTTTGGAGAAGAACAAGGGATAACTAAAATAGAAAATGAAGCAGATATTTATAATAAATTAGGTTACAATTTGGCTGATGACAAAGTTTTATTATTAAGAGAAATTATAAAGGAAACTAGCAAAATACTAGTTTATAGATTAAATGGTGGAGAAAAAGCAAAAGTAACAATAGAAGAGGATAAAACAATAAGTGCTAAATATCCAGGAATAAAAGGAAATGAAATAACAGTTATAATAACAAATAATGTTGATGATACAACAAAATATGATGTTATAACTTATCTAAAAGGTATAAAAGTAGATAGTCAAACAATATCCAAATATGAGGAATTTAATGAGAATAATTATATAACAATAAAAGGAGAAGGAGAAATTACAAAGGCTGTTACACTAAAATTAGAAGGAGGAACAACAGAGACAATAGATGAGGCAAGCGCTTATCCAAAATTCTTAGAGGCATTAGAGCTAGAAGACTATAATTATATTGCATATTGTGGAACAGAAGATGCAACTAAGGCATTAATTGTAGCATTTGTAAGGAGAATGAATGAACAAGAAGGCATTAGAGTAAAGGCAGTTATGGGAGAGTATACAGCAGATTATGAGAAAATAATAACTATAAAAAATGGAGTTATATTAGAAGATGGAAGAGTATTAACAAATGCACAATGTGCAGCATATTTTGCAGCTTTAAGTTCTGTTTCTGATATTAACCAAAGCAATACATATACACAATATAAAGGTGCTATTGATGCTAATCCTAGACTAAATAATACAGATATAGAAAAAGCATTGAAAAAAGGACAAATTGTATTTACGAGAAAAAATGATGAAACAGTCATAATAGAGCAAGATATAAATTCTTTAGTTACATTTACATTAGAAAAAAATTCTGATTTTTCAAAAAATAGAGTAGTTAGAGCTTTGGACGGATTAGTAAGTGATATAAAACATATTTTTGAAAATAATTATATTGGTAAAATAAGCAACAATGTGGATGGAAGAAGTATTTTAAGAGCAGCTATAATTGATAATATTAAGGAAAAACAAAATAGAGGTGCTTTCCAAAACTTTACTGAAGATGATGTTAGCGTTAAAGAAGGTAATAACATTGATAGTGTATTAATTAATATAGCTGTACAACCAGTGGATAGTATCGAAAAAATATATATGAATGTGGAGGTGCAATAATATATGGCAGGTATTATGAAAGTAGATGATACTTTAAATAGTAATGAAGGAAAAGGATTTGTTACTATTAATGGAAAAACAAGAGAGTTATTTGAACTTACAAAATTAGAGGCATATATTGAACTGATTGTATCTGAAAGAAAGATGTTAGGTCATAGAATGGTTAAACATAAGATTGCAGGAGCGAAAGGCTCTGGAAGTATAACAATGTATTTTAATAATTCTGATATATTAAAAGAAGTAATAAATTACATAAAAACAGGTAAATCACCAGAAATTTCTATTCAAACATATAATGAAGATCCAACATCAAGTGTAGGAAGACAAGAAATAGTATTAAGACATGTAATTATTGCTAAATTATTGGCAGGTAAAATTGATATTGAAAGTGAAGACGGATTAACACAAGAGGCAGATTTTACTTTTGATGATGTTGATGGATTAGAATATTTTAGAGAACCAAATAATTAATAATGGAGGTATATATAAATGGAAAATGAAGAAAATGAATTAGATTTGCAAGCATTTTTAAAAGGAAATGCAAAACCTATTGAAGATATACAAATGGTTGTTAGTAAAAGATTTATAGATAATAAAGGAAATCCTATTCCATGGATTTTAAGGCAATTAACAGGAAAAGAAAGTAATAATTTAAGAAAGAGATTTACTAAGAAAATAAAAAGTAAATTAGGAAGAGTAGAAGAACAGTTTAATAGTGAAGGATATCAAGAAGAATTTATTGTAAATTCTGTCATCTATCCAGATTTAACTGATGCAAGATTACAACAAAGTTATAACGCTTTAGGAGCTTATGATTTATTACAAAAAATGTTATCAGCAGATGAATTAGCAAATCTGCAGATTAAAATTAGTGGATTTGCTGAGGAAGAAATAATTGAAGAATCAATGGATAATTTAGTTGAACAAGCAAAAAACTAATCAATGGCAAATGTGGAGAAGCAAATCATGCACATTATGCACTACAAGAATTACACATTTTGCCACATCAATTATTTAAACTGAATAGAAGAGAAAGAGCTTTTGTATATGCTTCTAATGAATTATGGTGCAAAGCTAAGAAAAAAGAAATTGATAAAATGAAAAAATAGGAGGCAAAAAAATATGGCTAAAAAAATAGAAACTATTTTCTCTATTCAAGATAAATATACAAAAACAATGAATAAAATCATTAATTCTAGTATGTCAGCAGAAAAGAAAATAAACAGAGCAAGTTACGCAACAGATAAATTTAATGAAAAAATGAATAAATTAAAAGAACCAGCTTCAACTAAAATTACAAGTGCTTTTGACAAAATAAAAAGTAAAGCAGATACAGCCACCTCATCAGTAGGTGGCTTGATTAAAACATTGTTATCATTAGCTACAGCAAAAATAGCAATAAATACAATAGACACTACAACATTAACAAATTCAAGATTAAGTATGATAAATGATGGTAACCAAACAGACAAGCAATTACAAAATAAAATTATGCAATTAGCAAATGATAGTAGAAGTTCATATGCTACAACAGCAGCAAACGTATCAAAATTAGGATTACTTGCAGGCGATGCTTTCAATAATAATGATGAAGTAATTAGATTTTCGGAATTATTAAATAAATCATTTAAGGTAGGTGGAGCAGGAACACAAGAACAAGAGGCAGGTACATATCAGCTTACACAGGCTATGGCAGCAGGAAAACTACAAGGAGATGAATTTCGTTCTGTAATGGAAAATGCACCACTAGTAGCACAAGCAATAGCAGCTTATACAGGAAAGACAAAACGGAGAATTAAAAAAAATGTCATCAGAAGGAACAATAACAGCAGATATAATAAAAAATGCAATGTTTAAGGCAGCAGATGACATTGAAGGACGATATAGTAAGATGCCAAAAACAATAGGAGATTATTGGACTTTAATAAAGAATAAGGCAATACAAGCGTTTACACCAGTCATAGAGAAGATTAGCGAACTTATTAATACTCCAAAATTTCAAGGTTTCTTTGATAGTTTATGTGTAGGAATTCAATTGGCAGCAGAGGCAGTTAACTTATTAATAGATGGATTTTCATGGCTATGTCAAATAATAGAGCCTTTAGCACCAGCTATATGGGTTATAGTAGGAGCTTTGGTTGCATATAAAACTGTTACGATGCTAATGACAGTAGCACAATGGGCTTTGAATGCAGCAATGACGGCATGCCCATTAACATGGATTATAATTGCAATTGTAGCTATTATAGCAATTTTAGCAGTTCTCTGGGAAAATTGTGAGGGATTTAGAAATTTTGTTGCAAAGACAATAGCTCATGGAGCAAAAACATTAGGGTGGTTTTATAATAATATAATAGTGCCAGTAGCAAATGGAGTTATAGATGCACTTAATTTGGTAAATGAAGCACAAAGAAACTTTTGGAAATGGACAATAAATCGGATTTGCAGATATGGGAATTAGTATTGCTAAAAGTATTTCATGGGTAATTGAAAAATTAGGAGGATTAGTAGACATTTATAACAAAGTTAGTAGTTCTTTTGGTGGAAAAACAATTGATTTTAATTTTGACAAAGATACAGCGATTGATAAAATTAATAACATTAGAAATACAGCTTTGGCAGCAGTAGATCAAACGTATGACAACAAAACAAAGAAGCACATAGAACCAATAGATTTAGAAAAATTTAACGCTAATGCTGATAAACTAGGTGAAAATATAAAGAATTTCAAATTTTCACAACTGTTTAGTTCATTACAAAATAAAATAAATGGTGCATTAGATATAGGAAATAATACAACATCTAAATTATCTAATGGAGGTAAAGACGCTATTCCAGTAAAAGCAGATGGAGGAAAATTAGATACTGTAGGAGAGGTTAATGTATCTGATGAAGATTTAAAATATATGAAAGATTTTGCAGAGCAAGAATGGATTAATAAATTTACAACAGCAACACTAGCACCTAATGTAAGCATCTCTTTTGGAGATATACATGAAACAGCGGATGCAGAAAAACTAAAAGGAAGAATTGAACAAATTCTTAAAGAAGAGATTTCTGAAGTTGCAGAGGGGGTATATGATTAATGAATTATGGATTTTTCTTTGATTATAATAACGATACAATAAGGCTACCAGTAAATCCAGAAAAGTTTAGTATAGGTATTGAACAAGAAGGAACAGAAGAAACAGTAGTAGGGTTAGGAGCAATAAACATTATAGGAGATAAAAAATTAAAGACAATAGAGTTTGAGACAGAATTTCCATGTCAACAGTTATCTTATATAACCACTAAAAACCAATTTAAAGGTCCATATTTTTATTTAGATAAATTTAATAAATACATGGAAGATAAAAGTCCAGTAAGGTTTGTATTAACAAGAGATTATCAAGAAGCAAAAGAACTAAAAAATGTATCAATGTTAGTTACAATTAATTCACTAAATATTGATGAAGAAGCATTAGAAGAAGGAGATTTGAAAGTTAAGTTTAGTCTTTTGGAATACAAACCTTATACTTCCCAAAATGTAAATATTATTATGCAGAAAAAAATATATGTTATAAAAGAGAAAAATAGACCTAGGCAAGTAGCAACACCAATAGCCACACAAAAAAGAACATATGTAGTAAAAAAAGGCGATTGTTTATGGAATATTGCAAAGAAATATTATCGGAAAAGGTAATCAATATATGAAGATATATAATGCAAATAAAGATAAAATAAAAAAGCCAGCGTTAATATATCCAGGGCAAGTTTTTATTATTCCATAGGAGGTAGGGACATGAAAAATTTTGAAATATTAATACAAGATATAGCAACTAATAAAACGTTTGATATAAAAGATATTGTGATAAAACCTCAGATAGAACAAAAACTAAATAATGGATGTAGTAAATTAACTTTTGATGTAGTTATAGATAAAGTTGCAAAATTTAGTAATGGTTCTATTATAAGATTTAAATATAATAATGTTGGAATGTTTTTTGGTTATATATTTAAGAAACAACAAAAAGATGAAAAAATAATGAGTATTACAGCTTACGATCAATTGAGATATTTAAAAGCAAAAGATAGTATGACGTTGATAGGATTAAATATTGCAGGAGTAATTAAAAAAATAGCAAATCAATATGGATTACAAATAGGACATTTAGAAATATCGAATATCTTACCAGATAGAGTAGAAGACAACAAAACTTTCTTAGATATGATATATACTGCTATTTCTGAAAATTTAAAAATTAGTGGAGAGAAATATTGTTTTTATGATAACTTTGGAAAATTAGAATTAGAAAATATTTATAATATGAGAACTAATATTTTAATTGGGGATATAAGTAATTGTACTGGATATGATTTTACGCAGAGTATAGATGATGATACTTATAATCAAATAAAGATTGCAAGTGATAATAAAGACACTAAAAAAAGGGAAGTTTATGTAGCAAAAGACACTTCTACAATAGCAAAATGGGGATTGTTACAATATTATGAAAAAATTAATAATAACATGAATTATTCACAGATAGTAGATAAAGCTAATACTTTATTGAAAACAAAGAATAGAGAACAAGTAAAATTAAAATTAGATAGTATAGGAATAGAAACAATAAAAGCAGGAAGTGGAGTATTTGTTAAATTAAAAGATATAAATGATGCTAATATTAACAATTTTTTTGTTGTAGAAAAAGTAACACATACATTTGATAAGGCATATACAATGAGTCTAGATTTGTTAATGCCATCTGCGGAGGTGTTAAAATAATGATAGATATAATAAAACAAGTTGTAAAAAATTATATGAGTAATGCAGATTTATACCTAGTTCAAAAATAGTTGTACCAAGTGTTTTTAAAAAGGTAGATATATCCTTAAAAGTGGGGGATAAAGTTATTCTTTTAAGACAACATGGAGGGCAACTTTTTTTTGTACTTGATAAAGTATAGGAATGGAGGGTTTAAATGCAAATAACTCCACAAACTAATGATTTTAATGCAGAATTTGAAAAAGAAGAATTTGCAAATAAGACATATAAGATTAACTTTAAAGAAAAACGCATAATAGGAGAAATTGATGGTCTAGAAGCAGTAAGCCAAGCAGTTTATAAAATATTACATACAGAAAGATTTAATAGCTTAATCTATTCATGGGATTATGGTGTAGAGTTTGAGGTGTTAATAGGAAAAGACTATGATTTTATATTGGGAGATTTACAAAGAAGGATAGAAGAAGCATTATTACAAGATGACAGAATTGAAAGAATTGAAAGTGTAGTAGTAAATAAACAACAAAAAGATAGTATATTAGTTTCTTTTATTGTAGTTAGCAAATATGGAAATGTACAAACGGAGGTAACTATAAATGTATAGTGAAGAAAATACTTTTGATAATATTATAAATAGAACATTAGAACGAATTAGAGATGACTTAGATAAAAGAGAAGGGGCTATTATATATGATTCTATATCTCCAATATCAGTAGAATTGGCACAAGCTTATATTGTTATAGATAGTATAATCGACTTAATATTCCCTGACACTTCTGTTGGAGAATATCTTGATAGATTAGTTGAACAAGTAGGACTAGAAAGAAATAAAGCTACAAAGGCAATTAGAAAAGGTATATTTTATGATGAAGAACAAAATAAAATGGATATAGATATAGGTTCTGTATTTGGAGTAGATGAATTATATTATACAGTAATAGAACAAATTTCTATTGGAGAATATAAACTAGAATGCAATACAGCTGGTAAAATTGGAAATGAGCCTTTAGGAATATTATTACCAATGGATTATAATGTGAAAAATTTGGGATTAGCACAAATTACAGAGGTTCTTATTCCAGGAGAAGACGAAGAAACTGACGAAAGTCTAAGAACAAGATATTATGAGCAAATTAATGAAAAAGCCTTCGGAGGAAATGTTGCAGACTATAAGAAAAAAACAAAAGAAATAGGCGGAGTAGGAGCTGTTAAGGTAATATCATGTTGGAATGGCGGAGGAACAGTAAAATTAATTATTTTAGATAGTAATTATAATAAAGCATCTAATGTGTTAATTGAAAAAGTACAAAATGAAATATGTCCCAATTTATCTGATGAAGGCTTAGGTCTAGCGCCAATAGGACATAGTGTTACTGTAACAACTCCAGAAGAATTTACCATAAATATTAGTTCACATATACAATATGTAGAAGGAGAAAGTGAACAAACAGTAAAATTAAGGATAATAGAGGCATTAAAACAATATTTTTTAGAGTTAAGGGAAAAATGGGAAAAAACAGAAACAACAGTTGTAAGAATATCACAAATAGAAAGTATTATATTAAATACAGAAGGAGTTTTAGATATTTCACAAACTTTAATAAATGAAAGAAATGCTAATATAGAAGTTGAAAAAATAGAAATTCCTATAATAGGGGAGGTTGATATTTTATGAAATTAATAGAATATTTGCCAAATTTTATGCAAGATATAACAGAATTTAAAGAACTCTTTAAAGCAGAAGATGTTGAGGTAGAAAAATTAAATACTGCAATTCAAAAAATATACAATGAAATTATTGTAAAATTAGCTGAGAGTTATGGATTAGAACGATATGAGAAAATATACAATATTAGAGAAATAGCGGTTACTATTGAAGCAAGAAGAACAAATATATTATTAAAAATGAACAGTAGAGTTCCATATAGTAAAAAGTGGCTTAAAAATTTACTTGATACAGTTATTGGAAAGGATAATTATAAACTTACTATTGATGAAAGTAAACATTTAGTAAATATAGGATTACCACTTACTTGTAATGAATTATCTGAAATGTTAAAAAAAGAACTTAGAATTAAAATACCTGCTAATATGGAACTACAGTATGACTTTTATACAAATATGGAATTATATGTTGGAGCAATAGTTATACAAGAACAAGAGTATTTTACTATTAACGCAATATGAAGACTAAAAAATTAAAAGTATTAAAAAATATAAACAATTAATTATAGTAAGGAGGAATTTAATTTGAGCTTTGAAGTAATGCGTGTAACAAAAAAAGGAGCTTTATTATCTGCAAAAACATTACAAGGTAAACTATTAAAATTTGACCATGTAGAAATAGGAAGTGGATTATCAACTATAGATGCTAGAGAACAAGAAGAATTAGTAGAAAAAGAAATTGAATGTAGTTTTAATTCAATAAAAGTAATAAAGGAAAATCAAATTCGTATTTCTTTTTTATTTACAAATAAGAATATTGCAAGAAAATTTTATTTTAGAGAAATTGGTCTTTTTGCTATTGATCCAGACACGTCTGAAAAAATATTATATGCTTATGCGAATGCAGGAGAAATTGCAGAATATATAAGCAATTCTTCTAAGAATGTTATCGAAAAATATATTAAATTAAATGTAGCTATAGATAATGCAGAAAATGTAAAAATAACTGTAAACAGAAATATGACATATGTAACAAGAAAAGAATTTGAGGAATTTAATCAAATTGATATAAAATCAATTATACTTCCAGCAGGGACAACAATAACTAATGGATATACAAAAACGATTCCATTAGATTATGTAGTACGGTAATAATTCATTAGAACTAAGAATAGGAACAGAAGTTTTAAAGCTTGCAACAGATACAGAAGACGGTAATTACAAAGAAGTACGGACCTAAAGGAGAATTAAGTAATCAAATTGAATTTTATAGGACGGAAGCAGAGGGAGATTGGACCTTAAAGGAGGACATCACTTTAACATGCATCGTAAAAGGAATTGATAGAGGAGCAATAGGTAACACATATGGTATAAGAAGAAAAATAGCAAACAATACAAACAGTAAATGGGAAAGAATATTAGACAATGCTGGATTAGTTGCAAATGCTACCCATAATGGAGAAGAAGCACAAAATGACTTCAATAATATATATCCATGGTCAGATATAATTACATATAACTATAATACATTAAACAAAGAAATTACAGCATATTATGGAGAACCACGGATTTAAGTTTGACGGAAGTAATGGAGAGGTTTTAACAAAAATACCTGAATTTTGGTATAAAAGGTGTTTTGAAGATGATTATGAATACATTTACATTTCAGATTATGCTAAAGCAGGATATAAGCATAGTAAAGAATTCTCAATAGGAAGATATATGATAGCAAAAAATTCAGATGTTTACAGCAAATCAGGAGCAGAACTACAAGGATATTATACAGTAACAGATATGAGAAATCGTGTAAAACAAATAGGAGAGGAATTTGGAATAAATGACTTACATTATTTTCTATTACAATTTTTGTATCTAGTAGAGTATGCGGATTATAATTGTCAAAGTATGTTAGGACAAGGGAATGTGTCAGGTACAAATATATTGCAAACAGGGGAATGTGATATATTGGGTATGAAATCAGGCTGTTTAGTAAATGATGGTAAACATTCAGTAATATATAGAGGGATAGAAAATCTATTCGGAGATATGTGGGAAATGATAGACGGAATTAACATATCAGATTATCAAGCATATGTTTGCTATGATAGAAACCAATATGCAGTAGATATTTTTGAAGGAGCATATCAGATGTTAGGGTATGTAAATTGTAGTACTCAAGGATATATTTCAGAATTAGGATATGACGAAAATTACCCAGAAATAGCATTACCAATTAAAGCAAATGCATCAGCAAATACAAATATAACAGACTACTATTATTGCTCATCAGGAAATAAAATACCACTTGTTGGAGGAGCATATAATTATGGAGCAGCATCAGGGTTATGGTGTATTTTAGATGGAAACTCCGATACTCCAAGAGCATATATAGGAGCACGTTTACTTAAAGCAAGTTAATACGAAAAAAAATCGTATAGAGATATAAAAATAAGGGAGGTAGAAAAGTAGTGAAAGATGAAAGTATGGTAAAGCCTAATAAATTTTCAATAAATGAAATTAATAAAGGAAAATGTATAGCTGTTTTTTCGGAAAATATAGTAGAACAAGAAGTTTCTAGATTAGATAGTGAAGAAAAAGCAATAAAATATGTTTATGATACTTATAAAGTTAAAATTAATAATAGAACCAATTTATCGGAAGAAATTGAAAACAACTATGAAGAATGGCTAAAATTTGCAAAGCAAGAAGAATACAATAGGTTAGCAAAAGAAGTACGAGAAAAAAGAAATAAACTATTAAAAGAAACAGATTATGAAATGTGCTTAGATAGAATGGGATTAGAAATACCAGAAGAAATCAATGCAGTAAATTTATTAATAGTAGTAACAAATGTTTTTAAAGGCATTGGAAATATGTTAAATAATAAAATGGCAAAATATAGACAAGAACTAAGAGATATTACCAAGCAAGAAGGGTTTCCATATGATGTTAAATTTCCAAAGAAACCAGATAAAGAATAAGGAGGTATCCTATGCAGACTTTAATAGAGCAGTTAAATAAAATAAAAGGAGAAGTACAAGAACTAAAAAAGGAAGAAGATTTTATTAATTATAATGCATCTTCGACAACAAGAGCAATAGTAGTTAAAAAAATAGAATTAGGTGGAATATATAGTGTAACAATGAGCTATCGCCATAACACAGGTTCGCCTTATTATAGAAGTGTTTTACATGGAATACTATCAATACCATGTCGGATATGATTATACAAAAAGTACAGAAGTAGTAAGACCTAAATTAAATGTAATATGTAATTATGCAGAACAAACATCTTCGGAAGATACCGAAGTAAGAGTTGTTTGCGAAGGCGGGGCAAATGAAATAGAAGCAGAAACATTTATAGAAAATCCACAAGTATACATATATTTTACAAATGGAGAATACCAAAGTAATTTTAAAATCAAAATTAAAAAATTGATTTAATTATACGAGATAGGAGGAGAAAGTCATGGAAACAATAATAGCAACAATAATTACAGGAGGAATTTCACTAATTGGAGTAATCATAACTAACATATCAAGTAATAAGAAAATAGAAACACAACTCAAAATACAACAAGCAGTAACAGATACAAAAATAGAAGGGTTAACAAGAGAAGTACGTATGCATAATAATTTTGCACAGAGAGTACCTATACTTGAAGAGAAAATGAAAGTATCAAATCACAGAATAGAAAATTTAGAAAGGAAGGTGTAAAAGTGGATATAAGTGTATTAATGGAATATTTATCAATTATAGTAGTAGGAATATGTTTATGTGTTGGATATGTAATCAAGACAAGCTTAGATTTCATACCAAATAAATATATACCGCTAATAATGTTAATTTTAGGAACTACAACAAACATTCTAATAAATTTAAGAATAGGAATAAATGCAGAAATAATATTAGTAGGAATGCTTAGTGGACTAGCAAGTACAGGATTACATCAAGTATTTTCACAGTTAATTAATAAGGAATAAAAATATAAAAAAATATCAAAATTTAAAATACTAGGAGAAAAAACTTCCAGTATTATTTTTTTATCAAAAAGGAGGAAAATATAATGGAAAATGAAGAAATGATAGATGAAGAAGCAAACAACTTTGAAGCAGAGGTAGAAGAAATTAATGAAGTGGAGGTAGAAGAGTAATGGCAAATGTAAAAGTATATAATAAATCAAAAACAGGAAATGTAAACTTATCAAATAATTTTAAAGTAAGAGAATTTGCATGTAAAGATGGAAGTAATACAGTAAAGATAGATTATGAACTAGTATGTATATTACAAAAAATAAGAGATATAGGAGGAGCTGTTACAATAAATAGTGCATATAGGACAGCAGCACATAATAAAAAGTGTGGCGGAGCTTCAAACTCATATCATTTATATGGACGTGCTGGAGATATAAAGTGTAAAGGACTAAGTATAGATAATATATGTAAGGTAGCAAATAGCTTAGGAGTAAAAGGGATTATAAGGTATGGGACATTTGTACATATAGATACAAGAGAAAGTAAATATCATGCAAATAATAGTGGAAAAAGATTAACATATGGAAAATATACAATACCATATAGTGGAATAGCATTAAAGAATGGGTCAGAAGGGACAAATGTAGGAATAGTACAATTTAAGCTAGCAAAAATGGGATATAGTACAATTGGAATAGTAGACGGAAAAGCAGGTAGTAAGTTTACAAGTACAGTTAAGGCATTCCAGAAGGCAAATGGCTTAGTAGTAGACGGAATAGTTGGGAAAAATACTTGGAATAAGTTGTTTAATTAATGTATTGATAGATATGTAATGATAAGGTATAATATTAATACAAGAGAAAGGATAAGTAAATGGAAGAATATATTAACATAGGTAAAATTAATAAACAGAATATAGGAGAATATAAAAACAAAATAATCACAGATGACTTAATTTTAACATATGAAAGATTAAATAAACATATTCTTTTATATCATGAAAAAGAATACTGCCAGCTAGAGAATTACATAAAAGGAGTTATCCAAGAACCAGATTTAGTATTAGAAGATAAAGATAATAAAGATACTTTGATTTTTCTTAAACATATAGAAGAAATTAATAAAAAAGCTAGGGTAGTAGTGAAATTAGCAACAAATAAGCAAGACAAAATATATAATAAGAATTCGATAATAACAATAATGAGGCAAAGGGATAAAAGTTGGAAACAAACAATAAAAAACAAAGGAAAAATAATTTTTATTAAAAACTAGACAAAAATGAATAAATGTTGTATAATTAAAATACAATAAGGACATAGGTAATTGAGGTGGACGATTTTGCCTTCCACGCACCTGAAAAGGTTAAAGAGATGTAGGGACTTGGCAGACCTACCAATTGTCTATGAATATGTGAAAGGGTGCTATCAAAGCACCCAATAAAATTATTTAT